TAGAAGAATACATCTGACATCTCATAGCCAAGTGTCTTGGCTTTCCATAGTTGGCAATAGTCTAGTGCTTGATTGCGAAGCGAGCGATACAATAAATTCTGGGTAGACTTCTTGCTGAATGCTTCCCACTCGGTTAACTTAAGTGGATGCAACACAAACCATTCATAGAGCGACTGCTTAATATCTTCGCGGTCGACCATTGTAAACTTCTTATTATATTCATCAGCAACATGGGATACGATGTATTCCCACGGCTTGATACGCTCCCAGTTCATCGACCCCACACCTTACCTTCTACAATGAACGAGCCATCTCTGGCAATTGGAATAGTTACTGGCACTACAGTACGACCATCGACATACAACATACCGAAGCCTTGTTGCCATGTGAATAGTCCACCCTTGATATACTTTGCATCCTTATACTTCATAAGGTTGCCAACTTCCATACCCCATACGGTTTGAGGTGTAGAGTTTCCATACGATTGCGTATGATGTGATAAACCCATGCGATGGGTATGACCGCAGACAACGGACTTGCCTGTACGCATCGCTAGACCTAGGGCTGTAAGACCACCAATAGACTTCATAGAACCTTCATCACCATGCATGAGCAACCAATTAGGTGCTAACTCATAAGGCTTCTCATGATATGTAGCACCGATGTCTGGTAGGCGTAGGAACTGTGGTAGGTCCAACTCGGGTAACCCAAGCAACCCAGGAGCACGCATCATAACTGTGTTATACAAACGGTCGGTGTGGTTCGACCGAATGATATGCTTGACCTTAAGTGACTCGAGCACCCGAGTTGTTTCGTCCCTATCCCGTCCGATAGAGCGTTCATACTCTAAAGGAGTACCTTTTGACCATTTAGAAATAGTCTGCATATCCATTTCATCTCCAACGGATACTACTTCGGTTGGCTTGTAAGCCTTAATGAAAGCAGCAAGGTTAGCGACGGCACGCTTATCGTGATAAGGTATCTGTAAATCGGACACACAGACTATAGTTTTCATGGCTTCTTTTTAACCGCCTTCTTAATAGTTTTCTTTTTAGCAACCTTCTTAGTAGCACGTCGTTTATTCTCTAGTGCAACGTTGTCCTTCTTCTTTAGGACACGAAGATTGTCAATGCGGTCGTCGCCTGCGCGACCCTTGTTATTCTTGTGGTCTACTTCCGAGTCTCTCGGGAGGCTCTTACCCGTTGCTTTCTCATAATCCACGCGAGCCTTATTACTAGAAGTAGTGGTGGTCGTCCCATCTTTTTTCTTCCGCTTAAAAACATAGATTGGTCTCCCACCGTTTTGCTTGCTGCCTTTGTATGGTCCAAAGATTTTCATTGGTTATCCCATTGCCCTCTCAGTACTAGCAATCCGATGATTGCATAGTTTGCCATATCCTTAAACGAGTCTTCAAGTGACTCATGTTGTGGGTTAGCATTGGTATCAACTAGGTTGTTGATGCGTGCTAACTTGTCATGCATACGGACACGTAGCCCGTTGATAGCACCGCCAGGAGCCAAGGATATATTCTTTGGACCGTAGTCACGATGCTTACTAAGGAGTAGTTCTGATAACTCATTAGTGGTATTACTTAAGTGAGTTTCTAAATGTAACTCGCGTACGACTGGATTCACTTGTCCTCCTCTAGTAGTTCTTTTAATTCATCATCTATCTCGGACATGTGCTCATGAATGATTGCATCTTCTACTAACTTCTTCATCATACTGATATTAGTTTCTGCTGCGTACAATGTGCCGTAGGTTAATTGTGTAATAGTGCGAACTTCTTCTGGGTTATCAGCACTATCAAACAATTGGCGTAACATACTACCCACTAATAACCTATACCCATTAGGTAAGACTATCTCGGGGTTGAATTCTTCTTCACCATTATCTTCGATAAGGTGGTCGGTTGCATCAAATATATTGTCGAACTGCTCTCCGCATATACCGCAAGGTGGAATCTCAATCAATGTTCAATCCCATCTTTTCTTTAATGAAGCCTGCGCCGTGCTTAATGTAAGCAGAGTTAACATCTTCTCCATCACCGAAGGTGACCGTTGTAACAGGTAACTCCCGTGAGAGTGATGCTGCAAACTCACGTCCTGGCGCATCACCGTCGGCAAAGACGAAGACCCTTTCAAAATCGGCGAGTAGTCTAGTGTAGTGCTTCTTCCATGAGTTGGCTCCAGGAACCCCAACGCAGGGAACTCCAACCAACTTAGACATAGTAAGCGTGTCCAACTCTCCTTCACATACACCAATCCAATCGCCAGCATACTCAATATCAAGTACGTTGTACATGCGAGTATCAACACCGACCATACCCATATACTTCGGTTCAACGGCAGGGTTAAGAGAGCGGAAACGCAAATCAACCACACCAGTCTTCGTAATATACGGAATGCTAAGCCTTCCTGTGTACTGTTCATGTCCAGGCTCAGGCTCCTCTACTACGCCTAATCGCGCCAGACGCGCTACTTCCCTTGTTATTCCCCGACTTGCTAGGTAATCTTCCGCCAGAGAGATGCTTCCCGCGTACTTGCTGGTGGCTCTCCCCAGTAATTCCTTCTGCGATAGACTTTGCTTCACGTATATCACACCCTTCTTTCTTAGCAATTATTTGAATGCTATTGCCTTGCATACCACACGCGAAGCAATTGAATATATTCTGTCTTGTATTGAAACTTGCACTTGCATGACTATCATTATGGAACGGACACTTGACATTGACTTGACCAGATGCACGCGTGATGTTGGCACCGTAGTGCTTCAACACCGATACTATGTCTGGTAAATCATCCACCAAATACATCGCCCAACCTTAATACTAGATACGAATCTGCTATTGATTTTCCCCGCGCTTTGATAAGGACTGCTGGTAAGACCTTGCTCTTATCAAGTCCTCTTGCCTCCGCGTAATGTGTTGCTTCGAGTTGGGCTTCTTTTGTCCATCCACTAAGGTCAATGGCGTTGCCTGCCCCTGGTGCTTTACATTCGATAACGCCAATGCTACCAAGGAAGTCTGAGCGGACAACAACGTCTCCCTCATCTTTTGCACCTGTTCTAGCAAGTCGCTCAGAATCGTATCCATTTGCTCGAAACCAGTCTCTGATGTCCGTTTCAAAGGTTGCACCTCTAGCCTTGTGGCTCTTCCGTGTTGTCATCTTCATCCCCAAAGTTAGGTACTGCTACGGAATCAATCGATGCACGTAGTGCGTTCTCAAAGTTAGATGTAATAGAATCTGCTGCATCTTGCCAGCCTTGGATGTATGCTTGTTCTAAAGATTTCATTATGTCCCCTAAACATTCTCTGGTATATCATCGATGTACATATATTCTGGATTGAACGCTAGCCATGTCATTAAAGTCCCATTCGCATCTGCTCGTCCGTAGCGATTCTTGACTGATGCAACGCCCATCGATGTGCCAACAGTGCCGAGTGTACATATGAGTGCAGGTAACTGAGAGACTTTTCCTTGGATTGCACTTCTTGGCTGACAAGGATTTCCTGGAACTGCTTCCGAAGTGTGATGTAGTACAACAATCGCTGCATTAGTATCTCTCGCAAGGAACTTCAACTCCTTCATAATTGCTCGCATAGAAGCGAACTCTTCGCCACCATCTGTGGCTACATCCATGAGGTTGTCCAAGATAATGAGAGATGGGCTGCATCCCCACAACTCCTCAAACGCTTGGACTTCCTCATCGATGTCTTCTAATGTAGGAGACGATTCGAATGACCAGATTATATGACTTCCCTTTTGGAGGACCGCCTTTGTCCAACCAACATCAGTATTAAGTTTCTGTTCAACATCTGATTGACTTTTCCCCGAAATCATAGATGCTAAACGCATAGCCATAGTGTGCGCATTGGTATCTGCTGAGATATACAATGTTGGCACATTAGTCTTAAGTGCAAGTGCTAAGGCTAGGGTTGATTTTCCTGCTCCTGGAGCACCTGCAAACATAGAAACTTCTGAACGACGTATAATAATCTTGTTCTGCTCGAACGCCTTAAATGAACTAGGAAGAGGTTCTCCGCCAATTGAGGCACGTCCTACTGAGCGTACTAGTGTTCTCATTGGACACCCTTCCTAGTTATTTAAAATGGAAATTCTTCTGGTGCTAGTTGACTGGCTTGCATTGGTCCGCGCCCTGAGGCATCGGACATACCCACATCGCGTATGGATTTCCCGTCTTGCTCGAGATTCCAGACTTGTACTTGCGAGGTCCGTGCTGGCACGTCGGTCCACCCTGTACGGGGGTTGCTGGAGCCATAGCGGACGGAGCCTGCGCCTGGGGTGGAACGGATGAGGCTGGTGGCGTTGTGCCTTGAGTTGAAGGCGATGTCGCTAAAGGGAGCGCTCCGTAAGCACCTACAATCAGCCGTTGTACGGAAGCGACTTGATGAGAGTAGTCACCAATTCCTTCTAGTAATACGCTGAGTTCGTCTGCTGTCTGAGCACGTACGTTAATCATGTCACCCGAAGGGGTCTTATACGATACTTGTAACTTCCAGTCTTCTGCCATTTATTTATCCTTCTTAATCGAGAATTGACAATACTCTGTGAGTCCGCACATGTACTGGCAACTGTTTGTGTTGGGTAAGAATAACGCAGCCTTGCGTGCTTTGTCAAATGTTTCTATGAGGTACTCCATCTTGTCGTAGGTGTACTCAGATAGGTCAACCATCTCAGAGATGTTGTTACCGCGAGACATATAGTAAGTTCCCCACTTGACCTCGATACCGAACTGTTGTTCGAGACCTAGTTTGTAGAACCCAAGTTGTAGGCTGCTGGTAGGTGTGTTCTGTGAAGTCTTAAGGTCGACGATAACAAGTTCGCCATTAACCTCGAACACGCGGTCGATAATCATCTTGACCTGTACATCGTTGACGACAGGAGTTAGGGCAAGTTCGATTGCCTTGTTGCCATCTGGTGCAGTCCAAATCTTCCAGTTGGGATTAGCGTTACGCCAGTTGATGTAACCCTCTACCCATTTGGGTCCTTGGTTCTGCCAGAAGTTGACGTCTTCCTTGTTGGGATTAGCCTTAGTCGCACGACCACCAACGCGAGCATTGGTTAAGTCGGTGTCACCTTTGCATAGGTCCCAAGCGGTATCCCATAGTTGTTGAGTGCTCATCCGTTCTCCTTATCGTAGTTTTCACACGCTAAGTGGAAGGCTGAACCGCCAACAGACCAGACGGATGGGGCTTCTTCTTTGCCCAGGAGTCTACCGAGGTAGTATTGATACCCACACGTGAGGTAGGTAGTAAAAGCAGAGTACGAGATGTGCTCTGGTAGGGTATATTCTTCTAGTTTGATTGACATGGTTCAAGTATAAGACCACAGTTGGTGGTTTGTCAATTGTTTAAATAATTGACATCTGAAAATTTATGTGTATAATTGATATATAAAGAAAATATATAAAGGCCTTCGGCCTTGTATATAGTATATAAACTATAATATCTAAGGAGTACTATGTCAAATTTTCTAGAAGTAGCATTGGCTTCACTTACAGGTATAACCGTATTCTATGTCCTTGAGGCAGTCTATTATGATATCAAGGCTCGCATCCGAGGCAAGCAGTACACCGATTGGCTCGAGCAACTAGAGGAAGAGCACCAAAAGTAACCCTTTAGAAACGACAAAAGACCCCCTTACCCTAGTATAATCACTAAGGTAGGGGGGTTTCTTGTCTTAAAACAGCCTTCTAAGGCGTTTAATGGCTATTCTTGAGCACTGCGTCCGAACTCTGTAGCAGATGAATCTAGCCATTTGAGGATAGGACCAGCAGCGCCTGCAAGGGCTGCCATTGATAGTGTCTTTAGGTCCGTCTCACCAGCAAGGAAAAGCGCTACGCCAGCGGCTGCTGCTGCGCGAAACCATGATAGTGCGATTTGCTTGAATTGTTCCATGTTTATACTCCTAGGGGTAGGTTACTACTTTGCACCGTGCAACTTGCAACAGGTACAAACTTGGGTTTTGTAAGCCTTCTTGGCTGGCAAACTGGATAAAGATGCAACTACCTGGTTGATAGGCTTAGGTGCATTCATCCACCAGAACCAAGGGCTAGTGTCCCGTCCCTTGTCTTCATTGATAGAAATATGAAGATGTCTATTGTGCTTGTTAGAACCATTGTACTCACGGTCGCCTTCTCTTGAACGCTCGCGTGACCAGATTTTACCCTGGAAAATTAAATACTTAACTCGTTCATCTTCTTTTAACTTCTGGAAGATTTCTACGCAGTCAATGCCATTCTTTGGGTCGTGTGTTAAGTCTACTGCGTATCCTGTGTTATGGTCTGAATCAGGACTCTGTTTTTGGTGGGCAGCAGAAGGGAGCAGTCCATCGCTTATCTTCTTTCGCAAAGGCTTCAATGCCGTCGCTTGGCGCAGAACAGCAATTGCAGCAGGTGTGGCTTTCTTGACTACAGTTTTCATTCATTCTTCCCTCGTTGTAACATCATCTGGTAGAGAACTTCTACCTTTTCTTCAAGTCGTATGACCGAATCCTTTAGGCTTGCACCTGAGTTGGGTTTCAATTCATAAAGATAATGCTTAACTAACCATCTTACTGAACCAGCAAATGCCGATACGATTGCGATTACAGATACGATTAGTCCAGCCCAGTTTGCTGTGGTCATTGATTGCGCTCCTAAGAGTTATACGGTACGGATAGTGATTTGAAGGACGCCACCAAAGCCATCGAAACGCTTGTCTGGTGGGGTTAAACGGGTGAACGTTACTTGTTCAATAACAGCCTGACGAGATTCGCCAGTTGTTAGGTCTTGCCATGTTACTACGTCCCCCGTACCTTCGATATCCTCAAGTAGGCGAATCTTATCGAACGCTCTACCTTCGTATCCTAGAAGTACGTTGTATCTATCTGTTTCAATATCATAGCAGTAGACTGGGAACTGCACTACACGCTGACGTGGAGTAGCAATTGTAGCCCTTGCCTGATAACCTTTGAACTGTGGACCCTTGGTTGAATCTGTTCCATCTCTGTACATAATAAACTTGTATGCAAGATATTCTTGCGCAGCAGAAGGAGATGATGTTGTTACCTCTGGAGCACCAACTGATGCGTCGTAGGAAATTACATCATATACTGTCCCAGCCTCATCAACAGTATTGAGTGACATAGAACCATAGGTAAAGTTACCGCGACCTAATAGGCGCTTAAAGTTTTTCTTTTCAAGTGTGTTGTAACGAATGTTACCTGTTTGGATGTAGCCATTGGTTACCAAAGTTGATGCAGATTCAAGATATATTGCACCAGCAGTTACATTATAGGCAGTTGTAAAGGCGAGTCGATTAGTTGCCCCGAGAAATGCAACACCAGTTGTGTAGTGTTCTGTTGTTTGCGCAATCTGTAAATCGTTTGCATAAGCAAATCGAAGGGTATCAATCTCTGTACCTAGGTCAAAACGGATAAGTCCACCATCTACAGAACCAATTCCTGCAGCAGCCCAGATAAATCTGTCTCGTCCAGCAAAGTCATAGACTGGCTGGGATGTTTCAACAATAAGCGGTCCGTATTTGAGCGAGCCATCCTGGTCATTAATCTCAGCAGCGCGGACACCTTTGTTGGTTCCAATCATCATGTAACCGACATAGTAATAAAGTTTTTCGACGTATTCACCAGCAGGTAATTCTGCAGCAACTACAGCAGATGTTAATGTTGGCATAACACCAGCAGTTGACAACGTGTACTTTTGAATAGTCGAATAGATGCCTGAATGTCCAGCGGTATAGATAGCAGGGCCAGAAGCCGATACGCTTGTATAATGATAATTAGTATTTGGGTTAGTAAAGACGGCAGTAGGAAGCGCTGTTGCAACTGTAGATAATTCATATACAGAGTTGTTGACGCATAAAATTATTCGGTCTTTAATGAACTCCATAGTTGCATATTGAATTTCAATATTAGCATCTTGGAACATACGGGTAACATCACCAGTGGCAGATGGGTTAGATGAACCAGTAGTTGAGTCTCCACTTAATGGCTTTTTAAACATAGTAAGACGTTGATTGCCACCTACTGTTTTATTAGTTATCCAGTAGGCATTAATTCCGTCATCACAAATAGCAAATACCTTACGGTCAGTACCAGAGGTGTAGTCAATAAACTTTGTGACAGTGCCTGCTGTTGAAATTTTCTCTACATCAAATTCATCATGTAGTAAGACACCATTAGTGCCACTCCATTGAATAGAACGTACATGTTGATTAGTGTGCTGATGGTCTGTGCCAACAACCGTTCCAGTGGTTGCATGGGTGTTGGTTACATCTTTAAGTAAAGTTACTTCTCCCTGCTCCCAGATGTTAACACCCTGGCTATCTGCAAAACGATAGTGTCCAAACTCGTCAGATGTTTGAGGGTCGAAGTAAGTAATCCCTGTGCCACCATGGAAAGAAGACTGTGAACGAATCCACCAGCCAGTTAGAGATTGCTCACCTGGTTCTGTCTGGTTGTCGAACTGGTCTTTACGAAATGGTGCTGTCTGTCTAATGTATGGTCGTGAATCATTGATAGCATAGATGAATGGTAATCCACCAATTGCTACATCATAATTGACGTCGGTATTCTGCCAGATTGCACCGTCGGAAACGATACCAATATCGGTTGCGATGGCTCGCGTTGGACGACCTTCGGTAATATCACGACCAGCCACTTAGACTCCTTAAGGTTTATCTTGCTCTATTTGCTTCTTTAATGTTTGCCAACTCCAGTAGAGACCGTAGTAATCTACGTCTAATGAGAATCGTTTCATATGTCGTACTAGCGCACCTGTGTGTGCGTATAACGGAATACCTGCTTCTTTAAGTTTGCGGAAGAATACAATGTCTTCTCCTACAAATTTATCGCCAATTCCTTCTTGCTCTGCAAACAATGACTGGTCTGGGAACTTCTCACGCAGTGCGGGAATTACAGACTTGTGCATCAATGTAAAGCCAAGACCTGCTGAGTCAACTGGTATTACTTGATTCTCAGGCAGTGGATGTACGTGGCGTAGGGTGTGCTCATCTATGTTATGGAACAGCGCAGGGAACGGTTGGGCTAGTGTGCCTTCGTTCTGCTTTGAGATAAAGTAAGTACCAGTTATTACTGGCTTGCCAATCTTGTCTGCTGCATCCCATACTTTAGTTAGTACGTGGATATCCATTACGATGTCTGAGTCAACCCATAAGAGCCAATCAGTTTTAATCTGGTCTGCCCAGTAATCAAAGAGTACTTGGCGTTGTCTCCCGATTTGGTTGCCTTGCACTCGCATACTGTGTGTAATTTCAATACCATTGGCAGGAGCCTGGAGGGCTATGGAAACCATACCCTCTGTGAACTTGCCATCAGTATTGCCGTTGTCACACCAACCGAGTGCTACTGTTCCTTTATTTACTTTAGCCATAGTGTCCCCTATAGTAGATTAACAAGTGAGCGCGTTCGCCCCTGTGCCAATTGTGTGTAGATTTGAGTTGTAGCCACACTTGTGTGACGCATTAACTCTTTTACCGCAATCAAGTCTCCACCTGATTTTTCAAGCATTGTTGTTGCAAAGTAATGCCGAAGGCTGTGAAAATGCTTAGCGTCTTCACCAAGGATGCGACGCATTTCATTGGCTGCCCTACTAGATAACTTGTTAGGAGTTACCTGCCATAGTCTGCCAAGAGTCCCGTAGGACCTAATCATGTCTGAAACAACAGGTGCAATCGGAACTATTAGGTCCGTTCCACCCTTGCCTTGTACCCGTAGGCTATAGCCATCTTCGTGCTCTATAAGGTCAGAGCCCTTAATATTGGCCACTTCCATAGCCCTAAGTCCAGCCATACCACCAAGTATAAACCAGTTATGCAGGGTTGGGTTCTTAGCCTCAGCCAGCAGTTTCTGATACTCACCCTTGGTTACAGGCTTAGGCACACCACGCCCTGGCTTGACCTGTGGCAGTTGCTCAGCAGGGTTGTGACCATTAACTAAGCCCATCTTATTGAGGGACTTATAGATGCTTCTCAGACGTGCTACGTAAGTAGCCTTGGTAGACTGTTTGTTAGCCTGGAGTATCACCCGCTCTAGGTCCTCGTAAGTAGCCAGAGCAGGGTGAGAACCCAGCCGTCTAATGATTTGCATATCTTGCTTGAATAATTGCTCTGAGAACCCTGAGGTTCTATAGCGATTATGTAATTGTTCTGCTATTTGTTCAAGTGGTATAATTGTGTCCATACCCTAAAGCATACACACGAATGTTCCACCCGTCAAGTTATTCCGACAGGTTCGGTGTGGATTGTTCCGCTTGTTGCTTGTCGTAAGCCTCTTTAGTCATTGAGTGCATACCGCTTTCATCTGTCCACATTACGCACTCTACGCCGTTAGTGTTTGTATAAGTTTCCATTTATAACTCGCATCCTGTAAATAAAATGTAACCATTAGAGGTAAGTGTTTGAAATTGTGCAGGTTGTCCAGCAACTAAAGTTGGTGCGCCTGCTGTAGTTGTAATGTTCAAAACTCCGTAATCTGTTCCCGCTGAATTAAAAGCAATAGCGGTTGGAGTTCCAGAAGTAAAGCCTTGATTTACTAACGCGTAGTTTGCTGCCAAAGTGCCATTGACTGTAACGCCTGTCGCTGCCACTCTCGCCGTTGTAGGAAACTTTATGTAAATCTGAGTTCCTGTAGTGCTGTAGGCGTAACCTAAAACGCTATTAGAAGCACCACTTATTGCAGGCAAATACCTCTGACAAGCGGCTAATTCTCCTTGAAGTGTTCCAGCGTAAGTCTTAAATGGCGTTGCTACTGAACCGACTTCTAATTGTACGCCTGTGATTTCATAGTAATCATTAGCACCAGCCG